ACCCAATGCCGGGAAAGATCTGATGCGACATGCAGCATGCAGGAATTTGGGCTGTGGGTGTCAAAAACTGTCACCCCGGCAACTTTTCTGTCCCGTTCGCAGCCTATGGCGACCGCATCGCTGCGGAATGTCTGGCCGCGCAGCCGCGCCGATGCCCATGGCAGCAATCTTTCCTCTTGGCCGTAGATGATCCTCATGTCAGCCTCGCTTGCAGCGCTGCCGAAATGCTGAACAGCGCGCTGTGCAGCATCTGCACATCAGCGACGAGCCGGTCAAACTCGGCTTTGGTCGGCGCGGCAAGCGAAGGAGCGGCGGTTATGGCCGCTGAAACCTCCAGCACTGCGGCCAAGTCTTGAATTCTGACGGCGGCGCGGTCGCGCGCGTCAGTGGCGCGGCTTCCGTCGAGCGTTTCAAGCTTCTCGCGCTGCAGCGTGTCCATCATTGGCTCATCCTCAGCTCATCCACACTGGTCGCAACGGCGATGCGCTCGATCTGTATATTGGAGTTGACTTCGATTTCCCAGCGCCGGGCGCGAAATCCGGCCGGCAGCCGCGTCACTCTGTTGACAACCGGCTCTTGGTGGATCAGGTCGCCATCTGCATAGACCTTGATATTGAGCCTTACATCCTGCAGCGCTGGAATGCGCCGCAGTTGAGAGCCGTTGAGGGTGTAGGCATTGAGCTCATGCGCGTTGATTTCGCCGTCGAGTGATCCTGTTGCGAACAAGGCGGCATTGAAAGCGATGTTGGCGGCAATCACATCGCGCAGCCGCTCTGCTTCCGCGATTGAGGCAAGATAATATTTGGCGTCGATCAGCATGGCGCTGAAATTGACCGGCTCTGCCGTGACGAACTCCCGGCTTTTCCAAACCATGTCGAGCGGCGTGTCGTCCGGCGAATTGACCATGCGAATTGTGCGGTTCACATCGTCCAGGAAAAACAGTTCCGAGGATGCAATGTCGTGAAACGCCGCCGAGGCATAAATGTCGAGCCGGACCAGAAATCCTTGATTTGACGTATCAATGAGCAGCGCGGCGCGCTCAATCGTCGCATCATCGTTTGTCCGTTGGTAAAAGGCGACATACCGGCCCGACAATTGCGCTGATGTCATGGTGGAAGGCGAATATTTCTGCCATTCTTCCCGAGTGAAGATGTTCGAGCTCGCCAGCGAAACTTGGCCCGCGCCGTTGATGATGATGAGCCCCTCATTGCTGGCATAGGCAATGGCAAATCCGAGATCCACCACACTGCGCGGGTTCACGCACGGGTAATTCTGCTCGATCTTGACCATCTGCATCGTGTTGGGCGTCGTGCCATTGACGAGATAAGGCTGGCCGGTGGTCATGACGATGATTGATGTGCCAATCGCGCCGAGGGCGACAATGGGTGTGTCAGTGGTCAGCACATATTTTTCAGGCCATGCATGGGGATGATATGGCTCGCAGAAATAGAGCTTTTGGCCGTCAAACGCTGCCATCATGCCATTTGGCATTGAAATCAAGCCTTTGAGCGTTGCTGGCGGCGGGTTCCAATCCTGCGAGGGCAGGCGCTCGCCAAAGTCTGCCTCGCCGATTGTGTCGCTGAAGCTGGCCGCGCTGACGGCGCGCTCGGCAATGAAATAAAGCCCTGTGCCGCGCGTGCCGGTCTGCGAGCGGTAGATGCGCTGTTTGGTGATGCCGCGGCCCGGCGGCGCGTCGGCAAGCCCTGTGACAGTGATGGTCTGGCCGCTCTGCCAGTTTGCGGTAGCGCTGGCCGGGCTTGGCTCTGATTCCTCGCCCATGTCAGTGACATAGGTGTAGACATAGATGCGGGACGTGACGATGCCTGTGCCTGTTCCTGTGACGGCGGCGGCGAGCGCCAGCGCCGGCGCGGGCACGGCGAGGGGATAGATTGAAGCGCCGCGCCGCACCTTTGGCACGCCGTCGCCGGTATAGTAGAGCCGGTCGGCCGCGACTGGCCCAGGCGCCGCATTCACATCACCGGGCCAGCCAAGCCATTGGTTATCAAACAGGTAGATGCTGCGCCATGCCGGATCAGCGCCTTCAAATGCCAGCGCTGAATGCCTCATGGGCGTCAATGCGCCATCGTCGAGCTTGACGTTAACGGCGCGCTGCGCTGCGTTGGCAGGCATGAGCCGCGGGATGAGCCGCGGCGCTTCGCCTGAAAACCCTTCGAGAATGATGCGCGCCATGGACTACCTCAAAAACGTCAGGCTGACAGTCTGGGGCGATCCTACCCGGTTTTCAATGTAAAGGAAGTTGTTGGTGCTGATGGAAATATTCAGCGTGCCATCGGTGCCTGTCGTGCCGCTCAGCACGCCGGTTTGAACAGTGACATTGTTGCTCAGTGCGTTTACTGGCGACTGCTTCACCGCATAACACGAGGCGAGCACTGGAGCGGCCCGAACGTCAATGAAGCAAGACGCTCCGAACAGATTGCAGCCTACGACCAAAGATGTCAGCTCTTGGCCCGGATTGAAAAATGATGGCGCGGGAATGAGAACAACGGCGTCGTCAGCGACGAGAAATTCAGCGCTTTTGAACTGCTGTGCCGCAAATGTCTGGCCCAGAATGTTCTGGTTTCCCAGCAGCGCGCCGGCGGTGGCAAAGCTGTTGTAGCGGTTCAGATCCGCCATCAGTCCGCGAACGGACTTGTTGGTCAGGTGGTCAACCAGTTCGATTTCAACATTTTCATATCCAAGTCCACTGCCATCGGTAAAACCGGTCGTGACAGTGCCGGGAGTGATATCTTCCCACAAACCGGTCAGGTTCGGGCTGGTCGGCGCGTTTTGACCTGTGGCGAACACAACGTTGCAAGTGCCATAGTGGTGCAGGCCCTTGATGTTCATGCGCAGCGCGCCCGTTGGAGTGCCGTCGCGTCCGACTGCTTGACCGCGCGCCAGATGGATCATTTCATCGCAGTTGCCGTGGTATGAGATGTTGTGCAGATTGGCGTTGCGCGCCGTGCCCCAGATGATTGCGCCAACCGGGCCGGACAGGCCGTAGCCAAGCATGGTTGGAGCTATGCCGCTCCAGCCTGGATGATCGTTCGGGAAAAACTTCTCATTGTGCATGTTGACGTTTGAAATGTGCACATTGGCCGCGCCGGTCAAATGGATGAGGCCGGACTTCTGTTTTACTGCTGCAGAGCCGACGACTCTGAACGGAGCATAGCCGCAATTGTCCGCCACCACATTGGTGATGATGGTTTTGTTGTCGAACGGCTCCGGGTCATGGAACGGCTCGCCGCCAAGAACTGTCATCACTGTGCCGCAGTTTTTGAGCCGGATGTCAGAATAGATGATGTCTGAATTGCGCTTTGGCCGGGCAATTACAACGGTCCACGCTGTGGTGATGCCGAGTGGCGTTCCAAATTCGAACGTGAGTTCTTTGGTTGCGCCGTCATAATTGATGATTTTTCGCCAATGGGTGGCCTCAAAGTTCAAATCGCCGGTTGGGTAGAAATAGCAGACATAGCCGCGGTACAAGTCGGACACGGCTGAAGCGCCAACAGGCAGGCGCAGCGTGTTGGGGCCAATGTTGGTAATTGCCGCCGTCCCGCTCGACGGATAGTCGCGGATGAACTCCGGATTACTGATGCTTTCGAACGAAATTCCCTGAACGTAGATGCCATGGCCGCAGTTTTCGAGCAACCCGCGCGAGATAGACAGGCCATAGGCTCCCTGCTCGATATTGATCCCCTTGGCTCCGTTTACGTAAGGCACGTGACCGAGAAAGGGGTAATTGCGGATGTGGAACCCGTCGATCACGCTGTCATAGCAGCCAAAGGCAATGCCGAGATCGTTCCAGCCCACATCGCAGATCGTGCCAGGAACAGGGGTAATATTGGAAGCGGCAAACAACGTGACTTGCCTTGTTGCTCCTACATAATCCAGAATGAGGCCGGTCGACAATCCGTTTATGCCGGCAGTGCCGTCGATAAATTGAACCACCAGCCCGTTGAGGGCGTCGTCAATGGCCGGGGCGCTGCCGTCAAGCGTGAAAACCGTTGCGTTGGTGGTGGCCGAGACAGTGTAACGGCGCGGCGCAAGCGCGAACCGGCCGTCAACCTGCGGGTTTTCAAGAATGACGCTTTGGCGGTATTTGCTCACCGCACTATTGACCGAGCGGTTCATGATGAAGCCGCCAAACACAGATTTTTCAGTCTGATAAGTGAAGGCGCCGCTTTCCCATTCACAATGCAGGAAGGAAGGCATTTCAAGGTGGCCGCCGCCGTGGAACTCGTCGTCCATGATGACTTTGGCCTTGTTTGCCGCCGCCCAGGTCCAACACGCTTGAATCGCCGCCTTTGACGAAAGAAGGGTCGGATTGAGCGGGTCATAATTGCCGGGCGTGCCTCTGACCGCGCCAAACATTTTTGGAGAAACCTTGCGCGTCTCGATCCGCTTCCAAGCGCCAAGCAGCGGCGCGGAGGACACATAGACACCCTGATTGGGGTCCGCCGTGACTTCAGCGGTCCGGTCGCCTGTCTCAAACGCGAATGCGCCGCCGCGGCCTTGTTCCACGAGCAGCGCGGTTTTGCGTTTTGCAGTGTCGACGGCAAGCATTGCAGCGCGATCAACGACCGGAACGACCATGCCGGTGCTGTCGATTGCGCTGGCCGTGGCAATCAGCGCGGCGGCGGCCGCATCTGCCAGTGTGGATGATTTCAGGTCGTCCAGCAGCGCCTTGGTGACGTTCAGCGAGACATTGGAGCCAATTGGGAAGTTGCGCGCCGTGGTCCCTTCCTGCGCCCGCACAACAGTGAATGAATTTCCGGTCCGCGCCGTGCAGCGCATGATTTCCATTTCGCTTGAAGCATTGACCAAGGTGATTGGAAACCACTCGCCTACGGCAAGCGCAGGAAATTTCACGGCGTCGGACACGCTAATGACCAAAGTGGTGTCGGTCAGGCCAAGCGTGTTGGTCGTCAGGCTTACCGCATTGTTGGTGTATTTGACGGCCATGATTTACCTTCAGAAGAAGCGCGCCCGCGAGCGCAGCGGCACATTGTTGATGGTTTTGGCGTTACGGTATTTTGACCGCTCGATCCAGTCGTCGAACTCGCGGTGCATTGCTGCGCCAAGGTCCGGAATGGCAAATGTTGTGCCCGGCATGAGAAGCGCGATTGACGCAGCGCCTTTGCAGAGCCGGGGTCCGTGCATCTGAAACAGAAACTGCGGCAGTGTGGTGGCGTCCATGGACGGCTGCAGGAGAAAGCGAATATGCAATTCGCCGGTTTGGCGGGGCACAACGGTTAAAGCGCCGGGATAGACTTCGCACACTGCCTGCGCCGTGCCGTTTGCATGGTCGCGCCAGTTGGGAAAATGCCTGTCGAGTTGTTCTACCTTCATTGGCGTGAGAACGGTCGTGCCGATGCTGGCTTCCTCAATTTCGATGATTTCAGCATCGGTGAGAGAGATCAGGCATTCCGCTTCCGGCTCGGTGAGTGTCATTGTGTCGTCGTCGCGCCATATGCGCGCGCGCAGACACAGATCGCGCGCCGCCTCGATCAGGCAGCGGCGGGCGACGGGATCCGGCACTTGCCGCGCATGGGCGCGCATCATCGGGTAGAAGTCTTCGATGTCGCGCATCGTGGTCGTCATAGCGGCCTCGCATTTGGCGTTGAGCTGCGCTCGACCTGAATCTTGATGCCTACTGCGGCGGCAAATTGCTGATAGTGTGCCGGCGCGCGCGCGGGCTGGCCGGTAATGTCGTCTTTCATGTAGGCGCGGTACATCACATAATCGAGCAACGGCACGGAATAGGGTTCGGGCAGGCCAACCTGCGAATTGTAGTTGGCAAGCACATTGGCCGGCCCGGTGGGGACGGACGGCGCGGGCAGGACAGACACAACCGCCTCGACAAGCCCTTCGCCATTGTTGGGCGGATAGACGGAAAATTGCAGGGGATTGGCTTCGTCATAGATATAGTGGCTGACGCGCTTGTGCGTGCCTTGAACTGATGTGTCATGCCAATCCGGGTCTTGGTCGTCCATGACGGAGCGCTGAACCAGTGTCACGGCGCGGCCTGGGGTCACATTTGTATCAACGGATTTGATGTTCCTGTTGATTGCCAGCAGCAGCATTGTCGTTCCGCCGCCGACCGTCAGCGGCAGCGTTTGCAGCGTGCCGTTTTCCAAGCTCAAATTCGTGGTGCTGGGCGAGGCGGACGGCTTGGCAAGCACAATTGCCCTGACGCCTTCGTTGAGCCAGTCGTTGAGCTCCGCCAAAGGCCAGCGCACGTTACTCTGGTCAAGAAGCAGGGTAACGGCGCGGCCCAGGATTTCTCTGGCAGCGGGCATTATTCGTCGCTGTCGGAAGCGGCGTCACCGCCGGCTTCTTCTTGTGCGGCGGGCGCATCAGTGTTTGCTTCGCCTTCGGCTGGCGCGTCTGCAGGGGCCAAGCCTGAGGCAGGCTCCGTGGCGGCAGCGAACGAACTGGTCTGTTCGGCGACGATCTGAAGGCGAGCCTCTTCCTCTTCGATCATGGCTTTGAGCCCGGCGATGGACGTGCGTCCGCTCACATTTCCAATTCCAAGCTCCTTAAGGCGTGCCAGGAGCGGCGCTTTGGTTTCAGTTTGAACTTCAACCGGCGCGGCGTCCGCCGCAGCAGGTGTGACAGCATCCCTTGGAGGACCGTATGTTTCGAGGCTGAGAAAGCATTTCTGGTGCTGCTCGTCATGCACAGTTGCGACGAACTGCCCTTTCTCGTTTTTCTGAAATTCGTAGGTCTGGCCGCCAATGTTCTGTTTGCTGGGGCATACATAGCATTCAATCAGCTTGTTCTTCTCCTTGGGGATTGTTCGGAGTGAAAACGGCGGTGGTCGTCTGACAGAGACAACCACCGCCGCAATTGCCGTTTCCCTTATCCCCACAAGGGATCAGGCAAAGGAATTAATCAGCAGCGTAGAACACAGTCAGGCCGATCTGGCCTGCGGCGAAGGTCTGCGGCGCAGCTGCGATTTTGACGCCGATGGACTTTTCAGGCTCTGACGCGCCGACACGCACGCCGGTTCGCTGCGACATGCGGACCAACCCGCCTGCCTGACCAACAGTTGCGCCAGTAAAGA